CTTCTATTACCGGATGAATTCCATCCTGTCTTTGCAGACCTATTGATTCAAGCTTACTGAGAGGGGAAACTACCTCCGGATCGTGAGAAGCTCCTTTGTTATCACCGACCATTGCAAGAGTAGGCGCTTTTACAAGACCGCCTTTTGCAAGATGAGGTATGTATGAACGCTGAGAGGGCATCGTAAATCCCCAGTCCTGCCAAAGAGCCTGTCCTATCTTTGTCAGGATATCTCCAAATCCATCAGCAACTCCGGCAACAAAATCATATATTCTTGCCCATGCCGCTTCGTGAGTCCTTCGGATCAACAGAGAAGGCTTCTCCTTGCAGATTTCCTGTATCCCTCGGTATGACCTGCGCCTGCTGCACTTCGGTTTTCAGCGCTTCGGCAGTCTGTTCAAGACTTCTTACAGCGGCAGCGCTGAGCTGTCTCATTTTCAGCTTGTTTATCGTAAACTTTGAATTGACTTTCATATATTCTCCTTTCGGGCATAAAAAAGCACCCGTTTCCGAGTGCTTTTTTTATTTAAACAAGTCACTGTGTGTTCCTGTACGTTCGAGAGAAAGAACTAATTGATTTTCATAGATCCTGTAAATCAAAAGCCAATCATTTTGAATATGACATTCCCTGTATCCATGAAGCTTACCGCTAAGCTCATGATCTTTGTTTTTTGGCGGAAGCGGCTGACCTTGTGCGATCATATCGACAATTTCCTCAAATAATGGTATTTCAAGACCTCGTTTAACCGCTTTCCGGAATTCTTTACGAAAACGAGCTGTAGAAACGACAGAAAGCCTCATTCATCCTCGTCCTCCTCGCTCATAATGTCTTCCACCATTTCGTGAACAGTAGCATATCGTTTAGCCGGTATTTTGCCGCTGATGATATCATCCATTTCCCTTACGGCAAGAATCGTTTCATCATTAGGTATTTCATTAGCAGCTTCCCAACCCTTTAAAACAACAACGAGCGCATTAAGCTGTTCATCGGTAAGGTTATCTATCATCGAATAAGCAAGTTCCTTAGTACTCATATAAAACCCTCCTCTGACTTATCTTTAGATATATTATAACACTTTTTTTTATTAAATCAAGTCAATTCTTGTATAATTTACGCTCCCGTCAGGATTTCTCGCTTTCATGCCCTGCGCTATTCTCCGGCGTTCACCGAAAATAACGGCTTCTCCGTCATTTATTACCGCCTGACCGGGTGCGATATCCCCTATAAAAAACGCCTGTCCAGTGATCTCTGTAAGCCTCTTATCAGGTGTAAGGACAGTTTTTGCGCTGTCCTGATAATTACATACGCCTGTAAATTCAATGTCGCACAGCGGCTCTCCGTCTTCGTCATTGCCTTCCCGATACAATCTGACGGTGACGCTCTGCTGTACTTGCTTGACAATCAGAGTCAAAAGACACCACACAGCGCACAGAATGACCACTCTGCCAGACTTTGAGCTCAGAGCTGATAGCTCTTCATTTGTCATCCCTCCCTGCGGTAAGCAGCGCAGATATAATAAAGCCCACCACGGCGCCGCCCATAAAGCATATCACGTCAGATATTATTGCTGTCATTTACAACTCCTCCAATTCTTGAATTATAATAAATATCCCCGGCATATCCGCCCAGAACTTTTCAACGATCTCACTCGCTGCCAGTGAATCATCTGTCCAGTACCCACATTTCGTCATACAGTCCTTGATAAGCTTTTGCAGATTGTCTGTGTCAGGCTTGGTGATGCGATACTCTCCGTTTTTATGTTTGCCCTTCGATGGGAACAGCCACTTGACTATAAGCCTGACGCCAACGCTGTAAGGTGTTTCCGGTTTATGCTGTGACAGATACGATATAAGCTTGCTGCGGGCATCTTTGATCTCAGGGGTATCGTAGAATACCGGCTTACCGTTTTTTATCGTAACCTTATGTTCCTGAGCCGTCACTGTCGGCGGTATCATGGCCATAAAAAACTGTGTCAAATTTCATCACTCTTTCTTTTTTTAATTTTTTTGATTTTTGCTTTGTCACGTCATGCTCGGCAGGGGTGACCACTCTTTTCAAGTGGTCACCTACGTACGAGCGTGACATATGCGGAAAGGAAATATTATATATATATATACGATGATTACCTTTCACTGCTCTTTTTACGGTAATTACCAAGATAATTTCCTTCCTTCACTGCTCTTTTTACGGTAATTACCAAGATAATTTCCTTCCTTCACTGCTTTCCTTTACGGTAATTACCAAGATAATTTCCTTCCTTCACTGCTTTTCTTTACGGTAATTACCATAAAATTTAAGGTGCTTCCGTGAATAAAGTTTTCTTTTATCAACCGCTTTTATCCTCTGTGCTTTGTATTTTTTCAACAGTGTGATTCTTTTTATCTGTCTTATACCCGAAATTACTGATCCAGTTTCGTATAGTTCTGGTTTCCATGTTCAGATATTCCGCTATCTGCCTCACTGTCGACGGCTCTCCGTTATTGCAGAGCTTGATCGCATTTTCAAGTATGATGCGTTTTTGTTCATTATCTTTCGCATTGTTTTCTTTACGTTTCTCTGTCGCACGTTCATAAAAAGGTCGCTTGTCCCTTTCCGCCGCATCTTTCAGTATCCCGCTCTGGTCAACAGTGTGAACAGGATAGTCAAACCACAGATTCACCGGCGGGAACTTTGCAAATTCTCTTAAAGTACCGTCAACTCTCCATGCTGTCCTGCTTTGCACCCTGCGCCTTGCCTTTTCAGTATCTGCGATCATAAGCTCGTAGCTGTTCTCCGGCAGCTCCCTCTTGCATATCTCACGCATTTTCACTTCACTGCACATATCATCCTGAGAAGCCTCTTCCGCTTTCCCGAAACGGTCAAGCCACTGACAGCAGATCTTTGTCACGGCTTCATTTTCAAGCTGTTTTATAATGCTGTCACTTAGTCCAAGCTCCGACATATCAAGCAAAGCGTCCGGATCACGGGCAAATACACCGCTTCCGCTTGCCCTGTCCATTGTACGCTTGCCTGCCTGAGATCCTTTTGAATGGTGATGACAGTAAATAACGGCTGTGCCAAGCTCCGTGCATATCTTGTCAAACTGGTTGCAGAATGCCGCCATCTGATCTGCGCTGTTCTCGTCACCGGTTATGACCTTGTAGATAGGGTCAAGGATGACGGCTATATAATTCTTTTCCCTTGCCCTGTGTATCAACTTTGGCGCAAGCTTGTCAAGCGGTATGCTGCGCCCTCTGAGATTCCATATATCAATGTTTTTTATGTTTTCCGGTCTGATGCCAAGCACCTTGTAAACATCCCTGAAACGGTGCAGACAAGAAGCCCTGTCAAGCTCTAAATTTACATACAGGACACGCCCCTGAGCGCATCTGCGTTCAAGCCACTCTCCGCCCTCTGCGACTGCTATGCACAGCTCGATCAGACTGAATGATTTGCCTGCCTTCGAGGGTCCTGCAATGAGCATCTTATGCCCCTGTCTTAAAATACCGTCTATCAGACACGGCGCAAGGTCGGGCATATTATCCCATACCCCCGCAAGGTTTTCCGCATCCGGAAGCTCATCATGCACCGTTTCGGTATATTCCTTCCACTCGTCAAAGCTTTTAAGACCTATATTTACAGCAAGAAGCTCCTGCCGCTTTCCGTTTCTGACAGCTCCCGGCATACGGGAAAGGCGTGACGGATTTTTATTTGCCGTATCGACTGAAAGTCCCGCATTCTGACAGACGCTGTACAGATATTCTACCCTGCGGCGGTATTCCTCACGGTTTGCGCCGTCAATATGTACGATAGCATGAATGCTTTTTTTACCGCTGTAAACAAGCGCCGCAACAGGGAGTTTCATCTCCTCTATGATTCGCCTTTGCTGTGCAGGCTCCATATTGTCACACTCTACAAGAGCATAGCGGAATTCCGTGACATTATCATTTTTTACGCCGCTGCCGTCAAGCGGGTTGAAGCGTATCCATGCGCCGGCTTCTTTGTTATAATCTCCGAAGGCTGCGCCTATATCATGATAATTTGAAAGTGCCTGAATGAGCTGACCTGCTGTCCTGTCGAAATGCCCCTTTGACGGCATGAAACGACCGTCCTTCTCCCAGCTTTCAGTAACATATCCAACATTATCATTGGGTTCAAATATCGTTTCAAGATAGGTTATAAGCTGTTTATGATCTTCCGTCTGCGCCTTTTCTGCGGGATTGCCGCCGTCGTAGGATATCTCATCATTCCAGTCAAGTTCATGTCCCTCTGAGGTCTTGTAGCCGCTTTTATAAGCCATCTGAAATACTGTAGCGCCTGTTATCGGCTCGGCGCTCCCGGAAAAGCTTTCCCATTTTCTTTCACATTCTCCGCTGTGATAACGGCTGTCTGCTCTGCTCCAATCGTCCCATACGGACACGGGCAGACCTTCATTTTTCAGCGCCATGCCGACGCTGACCCATTCCTGATAGGTCAGTCCGGCAGGATCAATATAGTTAAGTGCTTCTGTAATATCGTTTATAATGACTCACCTCTTTTCAAGTTGATATGATAATTTGAAACGTCTATGTCATGAGGTACCCGCCAGTCGTTGGCGGCTATCCTGTCTATCAGACTTTTTGCGGCTTCAAAATCCCATGTGCCAACGTGCTTAAACCCCTTGCTTTCAAGGAAACGTATCTGCTTTGGCGTTGTCAGTCCTGCATTTCTCCGCTTATCAAGGCGGTCAAGTATCATTTTTGCCTTACCTGCGTTGTCGATCTCATCAGGATAAATGCCGTACTTTTCAAGCGCCTTTTTCTGATTATCCGTAGGCGGAGACATATCGCCCCTGTCGGGAGTCGCCGTTACACCGAGGATATCTGAGCTGCTGAAATGCTGCAATATCCGCTGATAGCTGTCAGAAACTGCATGATGAGCCTCGTCAATGATTATTGTATCAAAAAAATCAGGCTGGAACATTTTTAGCCTTTTTTCTCTCATAAGCGTCTGAACGCTTCCGACAGTAACACGGTACCACGAATCAAGGCAGGAGCTTTCAGCCTTTTCAAGCGCTGACCGGATACCGGTAGTTTTATACAACTTGTCAGCTGCCTGTTCAAGCAGCTCACTGCGATGTGCAAGGATAAGCACACGCTTACCCTCACGCACACATTCTTCTGTTACCTTTGCAAATACGATCGTTTTTCCGCAGCCTGTCGGAAGGACTAAAAGTGTCCGGGAATATCCTTCCTTCCATTGCTGCTTTATAGCCGTAACAGCTTCTTTTTGATATGTTCTAAGTTTCATTATCAGAATGCACCCGGCTTCCATCCACCCATAGCAGGAGCTGCGGGAGCAATATAATCGTAATACTTTGCGATCTTATTATTTTCCTTTGTCTGCCCCTTATCATTGGTGTATTTGTCAACGATAAGCTTGCAGCGCCCCTTTGAACCGATAACGGCATTCCAGTTCATACGAACCTTTTCACCCTGCTTTTTCTGACCGATGGAGCGGAAGAACTGTGACAGCTTCCATTCCATTTTTGAATGAAGTACAAGATAATCCTTGACAACAACAGAATCCCTGCCGTTTGACACTCTGATATCAAGCACAGCCATATTTGACGGCGGTATACTGTCGCTGCCTTTTGAGCGGCTGCGCTCGAAGGATGTTACTTCAAAATCGTAATCTCCTTCCGGAAGCACGATAAATTCATCATCACGGGATATTTCATCATCCCATGCGTATTCTCTTTCATTTTCAAAACTTGACATATTATCAATTCC